TGCACATACAGCAGGTGCGATGATCTGAGGGCATTATCTCGATCCATCTATCACCAAAATGATATACCTGCTTCGCTTAGAAGAAACAACTAGGAAAAATTCCCCCCAGCTTTGCTGGGGATGAAACCTTTGTTTCAAAGCAAAGCTGGACGCGGTATTACCCGCGCGACGCGCTGCAACGTCAATTCTTGTGGCTATACACTGGCCCACAACCAGTATTGATTAAGTCAATAAAACTGCGACTATACACCGCTTCGCAAACGGCACTGTTAAGGTAGTGAACCTCTACACCAAAATAGGTGGACCTAACTTGGGGGATCAAAATCATACAACGTAGTTACACCTCGAAACCACAACAAATTGAAATCTTCACCAGCGGCAAGATAGAGCTTGTAATTCATGTTCCGCGTTCCTGCGGAAGCACCAAACTGCTCAAAATCGCACACTAGTACATGATTCTCAAAATCGGTTGTAGCAGTCGTAGTCATCGTAGTTGGATGAAACTTCCGCCAAGATGCATGTGGGACTTCAACTTGCAACATTCGTTGTTGCATCGAACTATCGACAACCGCACCATTTGGGGTATAATCAGTCGTCCGATACAACAAATTAGGGTTATTCGTGTTGGTCGAATTAAAGAATGGAAACAAACGATACCACCCTCGCGCCACGGTAAACGTATTCAAAGCGCCAGTGTTCATCCCGGAGAAGCCTGCTCGCACACTCCCACGCCAAAAAGTGTAGGACTGCGTAACAAACGCTATAGGCGTCAACGGAATCGTCTTGCGAGTGTTAGTAAGTGTGCCATCCCAACCACTTATTGTATACCCAGGCCCATAAGCAACTGGAGTAACTGCGTTGTGAACTCGGATTTGCACAAAATCACCAGCAGCAGCAACCTGGCTGTAATTTAAACACCGCACAAATGCATACCGCTTAAGCAACTTCCGAAAACTACAAGTCACATCACTGGTCACTTGGCCAACAACTGTGCGTTCTCGCTTCGGTACCAATGCTGGAACCACATCTGGTTTAAAAACATCTTCATCTTCAACACCACCAGATTGCAACTCCAATGGCTCTTCCTCACTCACTGGCTCAAGAGCTAACGCAACTGTGGGAGCTGTAGGATACAAACTAAACGACTCAATCATCTGTCCAGTCGGCTCGAACACCTCAATGTCAGGCATGCTCACCCAAGCATGCACGTTAATTGCTGTTGTGGATGTTACATTGGAGACCAACTCATTTAAAACATAAACACTCAACACACCATTGTTGTACAAAGTGGCGTTTATAGGTGTAGTTTTGACTTGATAGTCAGTCTTCAAGCCAGCATCATCCTTACATGTCAACGCAACAGCACCTTGGGAACACCAACCAATATCAAACTGAAAATCACGTGTCTCAGAGATATCTACAATCATACTCTTGACCACGTGTTCCTCTGTCAATGTTGGAGTGAGTGCTGCATCCCACACAATTAACAAACGTCCACGATGAAACACA